TTTGCTTTTTTGAAGCTGGCACACTATTTAATTGACCTGCAGCGCCCGAATGACCAGCGCCGGGATTTGAAATTGCCATAATTTTTTTGTTTTAAATTGTTATTTATTATTTTTAATTTTAAACTTAAAATCAGAAGAATCATTACCTAACACCCTTACTTTTATACCACCTGATTCAACAACACCGTGGCTTTGTCTTGGGTTCATATCTACGTTTTTAGATTTAGCAATACTTTCTTTCATAGCATCTGCTTTACCTTGTTCGTAAAAATGTTTTGCAACAGCATCAGCGTTCATTGCTGTATATAAAGATTTGTGATAACCCGCAGCGTCTTTTAAAGCCATTTTTTTATCTAAAAACTTTTTAGTAAAATTGTTTAAATCGCTTTGCGTGTTTTTTACTTCATTAGCATTGCTCACATTAAACCTGTATTTTTTATCACCGACGTTATATTCAAAACCTTTGAACTTGTCGTTAAAAACTTGATTAGTTTTTTGTGTAAAAATTTCAGAATTTTGTTTTGCTATTTTGTTAGTCTCTTCTGACTCCTTGTTATATCTATTGAAAAAATTAACAGCTTTTTGTTGTTCTTTAGTTAACTTTGAACCAGCTTTAATATTTCTATAGTATTTAGACTTTTGCCCGTCTAAGTGGGCTTTAGCGCTGGCAACTTGCTCTTTTAGCGCTAGCTTTTTTCTTTTAATATCACGTTCTTCGTCTACTTCTTCATCGTAAGAAAAAGAATCTTCCATTAAAAAGTTTATTTCTTCAGTTGTTAAATGAGGTTTTGTTTGTTTATAGTATTCATATAAAACATCATTATCATTTAATTTACTGTAATCTTTATTAAGTTTTACATAATCGTTTATATCTCCACCAGTTTCTTTCATAAACTCAACTAACCTCTCTACATTTTCTGGTAATGGTTCACCAGTTGTTTTAGCTTCAGCTATTGCTTCTTCAACTTTTTCCTCTACTTCCTCAATCTCTTTTTCAGTAGAATCTTCAGTAATTTCTTCTAAAACTGGAGCTTCTTGTTCTTTTACTTCTTCTTGTTTTTGCTCAGGTTCTGTTTGCTTAGAATCTTCAACTACTTCTTTTTCGTTAATTTTATTTTCTTCTGGTTTTTCGTTTAAATCAACTCTAGTAACATCTTCTTTTACTTCTTGTTTTTCTTTACTAAGATCAACTTTTACAGTATCTTCTTTTGATTCAAACTTTTTTATTTTAGTTTTTTTAACTTTTAGTTTCTCAACAGTATTATCTACTGCTGGTTCTTCTTTTTTCTTTTTTGCCATAATATAATATAATAATAATTAATAAATTTATTTAGGATCGAAAGTACCCATACCAAAACCTCCTCCTAGTATATCATTACCTGAAGATTCAAAGTTTTTAGGTGGTTTACCGCTATTTCTTTGGTCTATAAGTTGACTTTGTTGACTTGCTTGTATTCTAGTTCTTTCGTCTTTTCTATCTTCCTTTTGTTTTTCTTTATTTTTTTGACCTTGTACTTCTATACCTTTTAACTGCATGTTGTATTGAAACTCTAAAGCCATTAACTCTTTTTTATGCTGAACTTCTTGCATCATTTTTTGTGACTCTAATTGAGATCTAATTTGCTCAAGTTGAGCTTCGTTTTCAGTTATAGTTTGATTTTTTTGCATTTCAGCTTGAGCAGCTGCTTGAGCAGACTGTTGATTTAATTGAGCCTGCTGTTGCATGTTTTGCATTTGCATTTGTTGGTCTCTTGCTATCTTTTTTCTTCTTCTTATTTTTAAAAGTTGATTTGCTAATTTTACATTTTTTATTTCTCTAATATCAATAGCATCAGCTAACTCAATTATTTGTTGTTGAAGAGCCATTTGTATATTGTTTTCTAACATCATCTTTTCTTCTTCATCTGGCTGTAATTCAATAAAAATACCAAAGTCATATAAATAAAGTTCTTTTAGTTCTTCTAAAACAGCAGCATTATGTACGCCTATTGACTGTATAAACGCTTCTCTTGTTGGTGAATATTCTAATATATCAGATATTCTAAGTGATAAACACTCTGCTGTTTCTGCTGTTAAAAACAAACCAGCTTGTAATATATGTCTTGTAGCTGTATTACTATTTGCAGCTGCAAGTTTTTGCACACCTACTAAAGCGTTTTTATCTGGCATACTACCATCTCTAGCTTCATTTAAACCAGTCACATCACGTATCATTTGTAAGTAATAATTGTAATTGCCTATAAGCGCTTGCATTTTTTGACCACCAGCTCCTGATGTAATTTCCTGTATTGGTACTTTACCAGGATTCATATCACCGTCTTGTGTAAAAGATCTACCAATAACACTACCAGTTTGGAAGAACATGTTTAAAGCTTCTTGTGGATTATAGTTTGTACCGTTACCTAAGTCTATTTCTGCTAAACCATCTGCATCTAAATAAACACCATCTGGTACCATACGAGATAAAACTTGTTGTAGTTTTAAATGTGTTAACTGTATCATGTCTGCAAAACCAGTTATTTTTCTAACTAAAGAATCAATTCTGCCATTATACATACGTGGTGCTACAATAGAATAATTCATTTTAACTTTAGTAAAATTACTTTTAGGTCGCATCATATTTTTTGCCATTTCCCATCTAAGTAATTTATTTGTACCAAGTATCATAGCGCCATCGTAAAGCACCTCTATTGATCTTAGCATTTTACCGTAACCACCTTCTTTATCCTGTGGTGGGTTAAACGAATCATCTTTTTGTATTATTTTTTCAGCACCAGTACCAGTTTCTTTTACTTTGTAAACTTCGTTCATATAAGTTTTATAGTTAAAGTATAAAACTTGTATTGTGTTATTATCTTCTTTATCGTAATTATGTTGTGAGTTGTAGTTTGATCTAGTAGTTGGTTTTGTTTTCATTATTTCTTCTAAATCACTTTCAGTCAAATGAGGAAACTGTTTTGCTAATTCATTTACAGGTATTGTTTTAACCTCGCCAACATAGTATATATCTTCAAAATATGGTGACTCTGTATACGAGTAAACTAAATTAGCTGGATCAACATAATCAATAACAACACCTTCTGAAGTATTAAAAGATGTTTTAACAGCACCTATACCTAAAACAGTAAGGTCTTGATAAAATTGTTTTTTAATTAACTCATATCTATTTCCTTCAAACAAAGTGTTTAATGCCTGTTCTTCAGCTAATTCTGCTGATTGCTTATACGATATTTGCATATGAAGACCTAACTCTTCGTTTGTTTCAGGTAATTCTTCTATATTGCTTTCTCTAACGTTTAAATTTAAATCTCGCTGTACGGCTTCATTAAATTGCTTTAACCTCATATCTTTCATTATAGCGTCCATATATTGTGTTCTTTTTGAAACACCATATGGATCTTGTGAAAAAGCTCTCACGTCGTATGTTCTTTCAGCTATACCATTTACAACTATATCAACAAACTTAGATATAATTGGCACAGGTTTCCAGTCTAAATTTAAATAGGACAAATCACCATTTATTGATAACTCATCCTTGTATTTTTGTATAGGTTGCTCACCTCTAGCGTACAGTCTTAAATTATGAAAATCATTGTGGTTTGTTCTATATCTATTAATATTTCTATCATCATCAAACCACTCTTGCTCTATAGCTCTACCAACTCGTAAACCATAGTCGTAACTTAGCTTTTCAGCGTCACTAACGGTTTGACTTGGAAAATAGCTTTTGCTAGTATATGCCATGTTTATTGCTTAATTATTCTTGAATTAGTTCCAGTATTAGTATACTTGGAAATATTTATATTTAGTTTTGGTTTTTCAACCTTTGCGTTTGGTGCGTATAAATGTCTATTGTTAGCCATTATAGCTAAACCACTACTTATTGTTGCATCAAACTTAGTTCTTTTTGTTATATCAAATCTACTCCAATCATTTAGTAAGTCATTAAAATATAGACTACCAAAACTACCATCTTGCCTCATGCCTACGTGATCTTGTATATACATTTCAATAGCTGCTGCATGAGCTTGCTTTATATCTTCACTAGAGTTTGGTATACCACCTATTTCTTTTTCTGCTACAGAAAGTTTGTTCCATATTTTATCAGGTCTATTCATACTAAAACCTCTATAACCTCTACGTCGCAAATAATATAATAACCTTGGTTTGTTGTTCTCTGCAAGTATTGGCATACCATAAAACACTAGTGCCATCAACACATCTTCAAAAAATATCTCAGCTGTTGGTGGTCTTGATAAGTACTCTAAAAAAAAGCTATTAGCAGGCGCATCTTCCATGCTAAACTTAGTTAATCCATGTAAAGCTCCTTTTGAACCTTGACCATCTACAGTTCCAGATATATCATAACTATCACAGCCAAAAGCACCCATGTGTTCATTGCCAGGGTGTTTAACACCGTTTTTAAGTATTATTTTATTTTGTAAATGTTGAGGTGGTACCCAACTAACTTTAAACCTGCCTTTTGGATCTGGATAAAATATTACATTTGTATCTTTAACGCCATTTACCCATTGAAAATTACCAGTTGAAATACCTAAAGTTCTAGACATTTCTTCATTGTAATCTATTTGCTCGTATATTTTTATTAAATTAAATATACTGTTTTTTGTTTCATCTCTAAACGCGTGTTCTTCAGTTCTTGGAAACTGCCTGTAAAATTCGTTTAACGCATCTTGATCACCTTTTAAACCATCAGCTTCGTTATTCCAGTGATCAATAACACCTATGTCAATTAGTTGACCATCTGGTGCGAACACATCCCTGTTAGGAGTAGTAAATACTGGAACTCCGTGTTCGTCAATAAATCCTTCATAGTTCCATTCCATTGGGATAAACAAAGAGTATAAACCAGATTTTGTTTGGCCGTTTCTATTTCGCTTTGTGACATCACTTGCATTATATAGTTTTTTAAAATTATCACCTCCTTTATCAAGAGCGTTAGAAGTAGATCCCATCATGCATTTACCAACTATTCTACTACCTAACCGCAAGCAAGTTTTTGTAACTCGCCAGTTGTTTAGTATGTTATCAGGCCTTTCCCATTTACCGCTTTCGTCATGCACTAATAAATTTAACTTTTCACCGTCGTAACTATTATCACCTGTATTTTTCCAATCTATAGTTGTATCTAACCCCTGTATGTCTTCTAACTTTTCATTTGTTGTAATCTTTTTTCTAGTGAATTTACTAGCGGGCACTCTATACGCTAACTCTGATTTAGGTCGATCCATACCGTCTTGTATAGGTTTAAAGAAAAACGGATAGTTTATACTAATCGGTACAACTTTGTCTGT